AGCAACAAACAAAAATTGCTCAAATTAAACAAGACATAGGAACCCTAGAGCTTAGAAAGCACGAAGTAATGGGCGTAATGCTTGATGTAAATCAAGAAATTGAAGAAACAAAAACTGAACTAGAAGAAAAGTATGGTCGTGTAAATATTAACCTTGATGACGGTACTTACACAGATGTTGTTGAAGATGAAGTTGAAGAACCAATGGAGGAAGAAGCTAAATAATGATTAGTGTTGTAAGAAAAATCAGTATAGGCTCTGATTACAAAAATGATGCAATGCACTACGCTGTTGGTCAGCAAGTATACGGAGGTCACGAAATATCTAATATTCTTTTTGATGAGAAAGATAATTCTTACAACATCTATATAAAAAAAGGCGACGAGATTCTTCCTTGGAAAAAGTTTAATAGTAATATGGCTATCTCAGTCGAATATGACTTGCAGTATTAATGAAAAGTATCCACGATTTTATCGTAAAACCTATAGAGGGTCGATACAATAATACTGTTAAGGTTGACGAAGTTGATCTTATAATCAATACAAGAATTGAAGAATTTAAAAGCGTGAGCAAGGTTGCCGAAGTGGTGGCTTTGCCATTGGCTGTAGATACTAATATAAAAGTGGGGGACAAAGTTATAGTACACCACAACGTATTTAGAAGGTTTTATGACATTAGAGGAAACGAAAAAAACAGTAGAAGTTTTATTAAAGAAGATATGTATGCTTGTTCACCTGAGCAGATATACCTATACGGAGCAAATAAGGCTAATCTTAATTATTGTTTTGTAAAGCCCTTAGTAAGTTACAATATATTTTCTTTGGAATCAGAAGAACCACTCGTAGGCATATTAAAAATAGGTAATAAAGGTTTAGCTACCTTTGGAATAAATGAAGAAGACCTAGTATCTTTCAGACCTACGTCAGAATTTGAGTTTATTATTGATGGTGAACTATTATATTGTATGGAATTAATTAATATTGTTGCGAAACATGGACGTAAAGGAAACGAAGAGGAATATAATCCAAGCTGGGCAAAGAGCAGTTGAGGAGTTGATAAAGGTTGCTAAGGAGGCTATTATTGATTCAGCTGACGACTTAACGGCAGACAAGTTAAAGAATGCTGCGGCAACTAAAAAGCTAGCAATATTTGATGCTTTTGAAATTTTAAATAGAATTGAGGAAGAAGAAGAGATGTTGAACGACAAGCCTAAAGACGACACTAAGAAGAAGAGTGAGTTTAAGGGGTTTGCGGAAGGTAGAGCTAAACATAATTAGTATGTACGAACAAACCCTATATAAGGTTCTGGATAATTACATTAAAGCCTCAACCCTTAAAAAGAAAAATAGGCACAAGACCTGGAAGTATGGTTATGACGAAGATCATGACATGGTAATTATAAGTAAAACGGGTAAGATAGGAGAGATTTATGAAATACAAAATCTTAAGATAGCATTACCTGCTGAGTTTGAAACTCATAACTTTAAAGATAAGAAGTGGTCTCATACAGGATATCCAAAAGAATTAGCTAGAATAAAAACAATTTTTGATTGGGAGGAATACCCTGAAGATTTTAAGGAAAAATGGTACGATTATATTGAAAAAGAATTTGAAAGGAGGAGCCAAGGATTTTGGTTTAATAATAAGGGTAACACTACTTACATTACTGGCACTCATTATATGTACTTGCAATGGTCAAAGATTGATATTGGCCCACCCGATTTTAGAGAATCAAATAGATTGTTCTATATATTTTGGGAAGCCTGTAAAGCCGATTATAGATGCTTTGGGATGGACTACCTTAAAAATAGACGGAGTGGGTTTTCGTTCATGTCATCTGGAGAAATTGTTAACCTTGCAACCATATCAACAGACTCAAGATACGGCATACTTTCAAAGTCAGGTCCTGACGCAAAGAAAATGTTTACCGATAAAGTTGTACCAATTTCGGTTAACTACCCGTTTTTCTTTAAGCCCATACAGGATGGTATGGACAGACCGAAGACTGAACTTGCATATAGGATACCCGCTTCAAGGCTTACAAGAAGGAAGTTGGACTCTAACGAAAAACCAGAGGATCTCAAGGGGCTGGATACTACTATTGACTGGAAAAACACGGGGGATAACTCCTACGATGGAGAGAAACTAAAGTTATTGGTGCATGATGAATCAGGTAAATGGGAAAGACCTAATAATATACTTAACAACTGGAGGGTTACAAAAACTTGTTTAAGATTAGGTAGTAGGGTTATTGGCAAATGTATGATGGGTTCGACTAGTAATGCTCTGGACAAAGGGGGAGATAACTTTAAAAAATTATATTATGCGTCAGACGTCACGAGAAGAAACAGCAATGGACAGACTGCTTCAGGATTATATTCTTTGTTCATACCTATGGAATGGAATTACGAAGGATACATTGATTCTTATGGACTACCTGTATTCGACACACCGGAAGAACCAGTAGAAGATCCTTACGGAATACCGATTAAGCAAGGGGTTATTGAATTTTGGGATAATGAAGTTGCAGGTTTAAAAAATGACCAAGATGGATTAAATGAATTTTATAGACAGTTCCCAAGAACAGAGCAGCACGCTTTTAGGGATGAGGCTAAAGAATCTTTATTTAATCTAACAAAAATATACCAGCAAATAGATCACAATGAATCTATGGCTGCAAGTGCATTAGTCACAAAGGGTGACTTCCAATGGGAGAACGGTATTAAGGATACTAAAGTAATGTTTATGCCACACAAAGACGGTAGGTTTTATGTATCGTGGATACCTCCGGTAGGAATGCAAAATAGAATAGTATCTAAGCATGGAATAAGTTATCCTGGAAACGAACATATGGGGGCGTTTGGATGTGACAGCTATGATATATCTGGGACGGTAGGTGGTAGGGGATCTAATGGAGCTCTGCACGGTTTAACAAAATTTAGTATGGAAGAAGCTCCCAGCAATCACTTTTTTTTAGAATACATTGCAAGGCCTCAAACAGCAGAAATATTTTTTGAAGATGTACTGATGGCATGTGTGTTTTATGGTATGCCAATACTAGCGGAAAACAACAAGCCAAGATTATTATATCACTTTAAGAATAGAGGGTACAGAGGCTACTCAATGAATAGACCTGATAAAAAGTATAATAAGTTATCAATCACGGAAAGGGAAATAGGTGGTATCCCTAACTCAAGTCAAGATATAATGCAGGCCCACGCCGCCGCAATAGAAACATATATAAACGAACTTGTGGGTATTCTAGGTGATGATGAAATGGGGGATGTTTACTTTCAAAGGACTTTAGAAGATTGGGCAAGATTTAATATAAACAATAGAACAAAATACGATGCCTCTATAAGCTCTGGATTAGCCATTATGGCTTGTAACAAAAATAGATATGCCCCTATAAACAGGATAGCAATCAAAAATATAAATCTAGGGTTTAAGAAATACGACAACTCCGGAAGTAATTCAAAAATAAGAAACTAAATGAACGTAGGCGCAAATCCAAACAGTGTATTCCCTAGCCAAGTGGTTAGTGATGAAGAAAAATCAAGCTATGAATATGGCTGGCAAGTCGGCAGAGCTGTTGAATCTGAATGGTTTCAACAGGGAGGTACTGGTAACAGGTTCGCTACGAATACCAGTCACTTTCATTCGCTTAGGTTATACGCGAGAGGAGAACAGCCTGTGCAAAAATATAAAGACGAGTTGGCTATCAACGGCGACTTATCTTATTTAAACCTTGATTGGAAACCAGTTCCAGTAATTTCGAAGTTTGTAGATATAGTATCTAATGGTATTACGGAAAAAGAGTTCGAGATAAAAGCTTATGCACAAGATCCTGGCTCTACAAAGAAAAGAACTGATTATGCTGAAAAGATGTTGCAAGACATAATAATGAAAGATCAGCTGACTAAGATAAAAGAGCAAACCGGTATTGATGCGTTTAATACAGATAGCCCCGATGAATTGCCTGACACGCCGGAAGAATTAGCTACTCACATGCAGCTTAATTATAAGCAATCAATAGAAATAGCTGAAGAAGAAGTTATAAATCAAGTGCTTGCAAAAAACAAGTTTAATGAGATTAGAAAAAGATACAATTACGATTTAACCGTGTTAGGCATAGGGGCAGTAAAAACAACTTGGAACAAAGCAAATGGTGTTGTTACAGAATATTGCGATCCAGCCAGTATGGTTTATTCTTACACAAATGATCCAAACTTTGAAGATCTATATTATGTTGGAGAAGTAAAATCGGTATCAATACCAGAGCTTAAAAAACAATTTCCGGATATATCGGAGGAGGAACTAAAGCGTATTGAAGAAATGCCAGGCAATAGAAGCTATACTACAGGATGGCAAGGATACGATGAAAACTCGGTGCAAATATTATACTTTGAATACAAAACATATAACAACCAAGTATTTAAAATAAAGCAGGGTCCTAACGGATTAGAAAAAGCAATACAAAAGACGGATAGCTTTAATCCACCCGAAAACGATACATTTAAAAGGGTATCAAGAACTATAGAAGTATTATATAGTGGGGCAAAAGTACTAGGAAACAATCAAATGCTAGAATGGAAACTTGCGGAAAATATGACAAGGCCATTTGCAGACACCACTAAGGTAGATATGAATTACGTCATATGTGCCCCCAGAATGTACAATGGAAGAATTGACTCATTAGTAAATAAAATTACTGGGTTTGCGGATATGATTCAATTGACTCATCTTAAGCTACAGCAAGTAATGTCAAGGATGGTTCCTGACGGGGTGTTCTTAGATGTAGATGGATTGGCAGAAGTAGACTTAGGTAATGGAACAAATTACAACGCAGCTGAAGCACTCAATATGTATTTCCAAACAGGTAGTGTTTTAGGTAGGTCTATGACCCAAGATGGGGACTTGAACAGAGGCAAGGTGCCAATTCAAGAATTACAAACATCCAGTGGCGGTGCAAAAATACAATCGCTGATACAGACCTATCAATACTATTTACAAATGATACGGGATGTTACAGGATTGAACGAGGCAAGAGATGGTTCTGCCCCGGCTAAGGATGCACTAGTGGGGCTTCAAAAGATGGCCGCTAATCAATCTAATGTAGCGACTAGACATATATTACAAGCAAGTTGTTATTTAGCCCTTAGAACCTGCGAAAACGTTTCAAGAAGAATTGCCGATTCATTAGGATATGCTTTAACTGCAAATTCATTAAAGAACAGTATAACACATTTTAATGTTGCTACACTAGATAGTATAAAAGAACTTAACCTGCATGACTTTGGAATATTTTTAGAAC